TCCTTTTTCGAATAGTCGTCGATCCCGAGGACAGCATCGCTCAGCGTCGTTCCGATATCGAACATGCGGCCAATAAGCAGCGTGCCCACCGAAACCGCCGACGTGTCGGATGTTGCCTCGATCGTCACGGTAACGACGCCATTGCGATACGATGGCAGGTCATCGAACAGCAACGACGTGCGGACGCCGATCGGGGCGAAGAACCAGTCGTACCAATTATCGATGCTGCGCCCGCCGATCGCTGTCACTTGCGTCTTGTTGTAGACCACGACGCCGCCGACCGTGACGACCACGGTCGCTTGCTTCCCGGCGACATCGAGCAGCACGAGGCTATCGATACGCCCAGGCGAAAGCACGATCTGCATCTGATCGATGACGGTGCTCAGCGACCCCTTGGCCTGATCGAACATCGCCCACCTGTTGGTGGCGCCGATATCGAGCCACCAGGCAGTATCGGTCAGCGCATGACCCGTGTTGCCGGCCTGGAGACTCTGATAGCGGCGATGCGATGCCGCGCTGCTGACGATCACATCCTTGGCGTAGTTCGTCGCCGCGTTGTAGGCCGCATAGGTCGTCGCGACCTTTCGCCACCAGTTCGGCGATGCCGCCGGCGGATTGTTGATATTGAGCGCTGCGGCGCCCGTGGTCGGCACATAGGGGCCGACCGACGAACCAAGCTCCAGCTGCGCCCCCCAGGCGTAGACACCGCTGCCCGCGACGCCCGCGTACGCGTAATCGCCGGCGGCATTGGCCGGGTGCACATAGCCGCCAACGATCGTGTTAACCGCCGCTTTCGTTGCCTTGATCCAGCAACGATACCACCCGCCGCCTACGGCAACGATGCCGCTGCTCAAATTCGAGAAGTCGGCGTTCGGCGCGTTCATCGTCGTGATCTGGCCGGCGGCCAGGTCAACGATGATAAAAACACTCCACGAAACCGTGTTCGAAATCTCGACGAAAGCGTGGGTCCGCTCGGCCGCCTTCAGATAAACCGAATAGACCACGGTGACATTCGAGGCGGCAATGTCTTGCCCCAGGATGTGAATGCCATTCGAGGCATCTTCGACGATCTTATCGGCGGTCATGGTTCCGTCAGGAGCCAAGGCCGCATCGGCAGTGCGGGTCACTCCCGCCCCATGCCATGCGGCGTTATCGAATTGCTGCGAATAGAGCAGGCGATTGCCGTCCCGCAGCCCCTGATAAACGTCGATCACCGTCCCGGTGGAGACATCGACGCGGGAGCCCAGCGCGTACGTCGTGCCGGCATTCCAGGCCGCTCCGGCGCCTTCAGGTATGTCACTGCTTACGAGTATCGCATCGGTGACGATCGTGGGGCGGATAACCTTCATGCCGCCCGTTCCGTCGCGGTAGTCACCGCGAGGCCGTCACCAGCCCCCATTCGCTCCGCACGGGCTAGGATATCGGCCGTTCTCACGTTCGCCGCGGCGACCTGCGTCAGCACATTCACAAGCTCCGCCTTGGTGGTTTGCAACTCGCTTGTAAGAGCCCCGATCGCGCCCGCCTGACCGTCATTTGCGGCTGCGCTACCCCCCGAAATCTGGCTGGCAGCCATGGCCGTCCACCAGCTCTGCGACGTGACCGGAACATTGTCGTTCGCGATAAGGGCGCGGCTGCTCGGGCTGTTTCCGGACAGCGCGTTTATCAGATTATAGGTCTCCTCAAGGCTGCCAGCCGTGCCGCCCTGGATGCGTGCCAGCTCGGTCTGGCTGGTGGCAATCTGCGCCGCCGCATCCAGCAGCGCCTTCGACAGATCCGGCAACGCTTTGGCGGCATCCTGATCGCCGGAGCGCGCCATGGCGGTCGCGCGATCGAATTGCTCGAGCAGCTGCGAATAGCTTTGCGGGCCGGCGACGCTGGCGCCCCGGATACGGTTCACCTCCTCCAGGATGCCATCGGCGATGCCCTTCCACGCATCCTTGAGCTGTTGGGCCGCCTGGGCGGCTTGCTGTGCGGCCTGCTGAGCCGCCTGCTCGGCGTCCCTCTGGGCTTGCGCAGCCTGTTCTGCGGCGGTTGCCGCCGCTTGCTGGGCCGCCTGCTCATCCTCGATCGCATAGATCCGCTGCTGCAGCGCACGGTTCGACGGATCGAGCTTGGCCAGCTCCGCCGCGCGGATGGCGTTCGTGTCGCCCTGCAGCTCAAGTAGCTTCTGTTCGAGGTCCTGATGCTCGCGCACGATCGCGGCGGCCGAGGTGGCGTCATGGGCCGAGGTAGCGATTTGCGCGAATGCCGGCGCCAGCTGGATCAACTCCGCATAGGCCTTCTGGCCGGCGTCCGTCGTCAGATCCTGCGCCTCGACCAGCGCGCGGTAGCCGGCGATACTATCCGGCATCGTCATGTTGAGCGCGGTGAATACCTTACTCAGCTGCGCCGTCTTTATCTCGGTCTGCTCGGCGTCGCTGTAGAAGGCGGAGAAATAGGCCTGCGTCGCGTTGTTCAGATCCGACACGCTGCCGAACATGCCGGCGACAGCCATCTTCGCGTCTAGGCCAAGCTTCGCCGAGCTGATTCCGAGCGTATTGAAATCGGCCGTGACGGCCTCGACCGTGCTGGCGACGCGGGTCAGTGTCTCGAAATAGCCCTCGCCGACCTTCTCGAACTTTTCCAGTCCGGGCACGGCGGACGCCGCCATGCCGTCTGCTGCCGCTCCGAAAACGGCCTCCAGTTTATCCTGGATCTGCTGGCCGGTGAGACCCTGCAGGTCGATCTTGCCGATCGAGACCACAAAGCTGTTCAGCCGCTGCTCGATCGCGTCGGTGGACTGGCCTAGCGGCCCAGCCGCAGCCATGATCGCGTCGTCGAAGCTCTTGAGGATCAGAGTGAACTGATTGTCGATCCCGCCGTCGAGCGCACCATATTGCGTCGAATAACTCGTGCCGGTGGTAATTCCGAGGAACTTCTTTTTCTTCTGGATGTCCGAATAGGTCTGACCCGCGAAACCTCCAGAAAGGATATCTTCAAGCGACTGTGGGCCGCCGAAAATACCACCCCCTACGACGGTCGTCTGAGTGCCAAACAGCGACTTGATGACGCCTCCGATCGCGCCAGCGATGCTGCCTATGATGGGGATGGCCTGGAGAGGTTCTAGCGCTCCGCTGAGAATCGAACCCGTCGTGCTGGTCTTGAAGCCGGGCTGCACGCCAGCGGAGGCGTTGAGCCCGTCCGCGCCGCCGACCCGAATAATCAGGTTGGTAAGCCCGCCGATGTCGCTCTCGATCGACTTGAGCGACGCGGCCATCTGCGCGCTGTACCCCATCGTCACGCGATCGATGTCCGAGAGCCCGTCGATCGAACGCTTGATACTGTCGCTCTTGGCAGAGCTATCGCCAAAAACTGTGCCCGTACCCTCATTCGCGGCCGGGAGATTGTTCCGGCTGCTGCCGAAGGCGCCGGCAATTTCCACGCCGAGCGACGCGACAGCCGCGATCGTCGCCGCGCCCGCCACAAGGTTCAACGGGAACGGCAGGCTCTTGATCGCGGAAACCACGGCCTCGACGGCATAGGTTGCCGTGCGCGCGACGCTGTTCGCGATCTTGGTCCCGGTTTCGATCGCGTCCTGCGCCATCGCTTTTATCGACATCGCGAGCTGCACGGTACGGAATGCCTTTTCGGCGTCGGCCGCGATCTTGGCGCCCTTGCTATGCTCGCCGAAGAAGCCCTTGGCCGCCTCGGCCAGATCGCCATAGAGCGCGATCTGGTGCGTCGCGGTTTCGAGCGCATAGCGCTGGTTTTCGCGGTCCTTCGCCGCATCCGACTGAGCGGCGCGCAAAGCCAGGACGTGCTCCGCTTCGCCCTTCGTAACCATCGCCTGATAGCCGGCGTAAATCGCCGCCACGTCGCCGATCGCCTTGCCGACATGCCCGAATGCGTTGGCCATCCCTTGAGCCGCCTGCTCGACGTTACGGGCGATCAGATCCCACTTTTCAGCCGTGAAGGTCAGCTGATCGTTGAAGTCCTTCTGAGCGGCGGCGTTGCGCAGCGCTTGGTCCGCAATCTGCACCTGCCGGGCAACATATGCGGCGGTCTGCGCCGGGTCGTAATTCTTCGCCTTGGCGTCCTGCATGGCCTTGAGCGTCGCGAGTTCGTGAACGCGCGCGGCGTCGGTTGCCCCGACCAGTTGCAGTTCGCGTTCGAGCATCGCGAGCTGATCCTTGTCGGAAGACATGTCGGCATTGAACTGGGTTGCAATCTGCGCCTTGCGCGCACGCTCTTGTGCCGCGCGCTCGTCATCGATCGCCTTGGTCGCCTTGGCGATGGCGTCGGCATAGCCCTTCTGCTGGGCAACTTGCAGCGCGGCGAGCAGCGGCAGGAGCTGGATCTGGTCGCGGATCGCGTCCGAGGCTTGCGAAACTGGGATCAGGCCTGCCGACACGGCGGCGTTCACCCGCTCCTGCACCTCGGCCTGATCGTTCAAGGCGGCGATTGCCTTCGCCGCGTCGGCGATACGCTGCGCCACGGCAAGCTCGATCTGGCGGCTGACGGCCGCCTCGACATCGGCGCGGCTCTTTATCGCGGTCGATGTCGCCTTGGTCGTCGCTTCTTCGATCAGCGCCGCCGCGCTGCTCTTCCCATAGGCATCGACCAATCGATAGGCGCCAGCAATCTGCGCCTCCATCGCCTTGGCTTCGCGTGCCAGTTGGTCCGCGTGGTTTTGGCCAGCTCGGCTGGCATTCGCGAGGGCCATAGCGCCCTTGCTGTGGGCCTGCGCCTCGGCAAGCGCGCTGGTGACCACCTGTCCGGAGAGCGCGACGCGCTCGCGCTGGACGGCCAGGGCCGCCTTGGCTTGCGGGGTGCGGGCAGCGGCGATCTTGGCGTCAAGCGCATCCAGCTCCGCCTGCTTTTGCGCGGGCGGCAAATAGGTCGAAATTGCGTGGTTATAGGCGTCCTGCGCCTGACGGGCGGCCGCCATCTGCGAGGCCGACAGTCCCGCCGCATGACCGTTGTCGGCGAGCAGCCTGTTAACCGCTGTCAGGTCGGATCGCAGCTGCCCGAGATGCTCGTCACCGGTAAATTGATCGACGACCTTGAGCCCCGCCACGGCATCGGAATGCGCACGGGCATTGCTCTGCTGCGATTGCTGCTGGCGAAGCTGCGCCTGCAGATCCGCGATCTGCTTGTCGAGCCCCGGCACCGCGCCATTGGCGTTGCTGGCGAGCAAATAGGCGCGCTGCTGCTGCAAGTCGGAAATGCGGGTCGTCAGATCGCCGCCGCCCATGGCGCGGTCGATCGCCTTACCCATCCAGTTCCACGCGCCGGCCGCCGCGTTTTCGATGCCGTGCCACGCACGGGCAAGCACATTCGCATGCTCGGCAGCGCCATCAAACCGGCCTTCCAGCGCCTTGAGCAAGATGCCCTGTGCTTCGGTTTCGCGGCCCTGCTCCATCAGATCGTGGACATGAGCGAGAGTCGCGGCGCTAAGGATGCCGTATTTCGCGGTCAGCTCATCAGCGCCCTTGGCCGGATCAGCGAATGCCTGCGCCAGCGCCTGCTTCGCCTGGTCGAGAGACTGAGACGTGCCCTTGGCGAAATCTTCGGTTACGGCGGTCAGCCCCGGCAGGATCGTCAGGCCGATCTTGCCCGTCTGGACGTAGGCCGTCTCGATATCGCGCGCCCCGGCCACGGTCAGGCGGCTGGCGGCAGCGGCCTGTTCGGCGGCCTTTTCCAGCTGCTCACCGGTCGCGTTGATCATCGCGCCGGAACCGTGGGCGATCTGGTCGAAGCGATCGATGGCGTTGGAATAGCTCATCCACGCCGCGACACCGGCGATCAGAACAGCCGATGCCGCAGCCACGCCAATGGTCACAGGATTAATCAGCGCGCGCACTTTGGCCAGGCCGCCGGCCACGCCGCCATTGTCCATCGCGAGGATATTCCCGATGTCGCCCGCCTGCATCATGAAGGCGCGCATCGGCGACATTCCCGCCAGCAGACTATCGACGTAACGATGCGTCGCGCCTTCCGCGATCATGAGTTGCGTCGAATTCAGGCCCATTTTGCCGGCATGCTGGCCCTCTACCGAGAGCAGCTGCTCATAGGCGGCGCGGATGCGAGCGGCTTGCTCGGGCATGCCAGCTTGCTCAGCCGCGAGGGCAGCCTCCTCGATTCGCATCGCGCGAATTTGAACCGCCGACTTGCCGAACATGTCGGCCTCCTTCTGGAGGCCGGAAATGACCGCATCGGCGCCGGCATAGGCCGTAGATCCAGCCTTGGCGCGCTGTTCGAAGGCCTGATAGGCAGCAGCTGCGTTGCGGAGGGCCGCAGCTTCGCGAGCCTTGTCTGCTATCGCCCTTTCGGACGCGGCGGCGCGATCCTCCGCCAAGGCCTGCTCCACCATGGACTGCTGGCGCGCGGCGGCATATTCCGCAGCCCAAAGATCCGATTCCTGCGCGCGCAAGCGCTGGGCCAACTCGCCCAGACCTGCCTGCTCGGCCGCCAGTGCGGCCGTCTCGACCTTCATTGCACGGATTTCCGAGGTAGTCTTGCCAAAGGTGGACAGCTGCCGATCGAGCCGAGACGACAGGCTTTCGCCGGCGCGTTCGATCCGGTTCAGCTCGCGGATGGCCTGCGCGCTGGTCGCGCTGGTCGCATCGCCGAATTTCTTGGCCGAAGTGACGGCACCGGACGTGTCAAACATGCCCTTGGCGGCACGTTCGACACGATCCATCTGCCCAACGGCCGCCGCCGCCATCTTCTCGACTTCGGTCCCGAACTTTTCGGCATCGGCAAGCGCGCCGGCGATGGGCATCGCGAAATCGACTTCCATGGATGCGACAGGCTGTCCCATGGTTACCTCCTTTCGATTTCGCGATGCGGTTCATTGATGTGCGCGAAGCACCGCCCGAAGGGCGTTCACTTCCGCCTTCAGTTCGATACTGCTGCGGCGCAGCGGCGCCCATGGTGCCGGCCGGTGCATTTCCTCGGCCGCCCGACTTTCCGTCAGGTAGTCGCAAGAAAGGCGCCGGAGCATCCGCATCTCCCACGGCCGCAGCTTTGTGCGGGTCGCGGTCTGCCAGGCGACGATGCTTTGCCAAGTGATTGGCCCCCGATCCATGCCAGCCGGTTCAACCGGCCCGATCTCCATCAGTCGATCGATGAAACGGGGGAGTGGATTGTAAGGAAAGTGCGGCTCGGTGCCGGCCTCTTTCATCTGCTCAAGCCGGGTGAGTGGCTTGGGCGCATCCTTGACCGCTTGGGGTGGTCGCGGTGCGGCTCCAAGCCACGCCAGCTGACGGACGTAGAGGCTTAGCTGGTCACCGAGCCGGGTGTAAAATTGCTCCAGTCGTTCAGCACGCGCGTAAGCTGCTCATAAATGTAGCCCAGCGGCTTGTGAGAGTAGAGCTTGACGAAATCCTCGCTGGTCTGCAGCGGGCGGCCATCCGGCTCGATCGAGAAATTCGCGCTCGCGCTGTGAGTCACGTCAGCGAGGAACTGCGCGCTGTCCTCGCGAATTTCGGCACCGGTCAGCGGCGCATCGCCCCGGATGCGGCGCCGCTCGATTTGGCGATCGAGGCGGGCTTGGGAGGCGTCCTCGAACTGATCACTACCCGGACCGAACAGGGTGATGATCACGGGCTGCTTATCTTCGCCAATGAGCTTTGCGCCCTTGGCAGTCTTGAGCACCACGGCGCTCGTTTCGGCAGCACCTAACGTCAGCAAGTTCAACATGGGTCATAACCTTTCGCAGGATGGTGCACCGGCCCGCTCCGCTCCTGCGAAGACGGGGCGGGCCGATGCGCGTTGACCGCGCCGCGTCATGCGGTGCGGAATTTGGTCAGCGGTTAAGCGCCGTCGAAATCGACGGGTCGCGTGCAGATCGCGACGGTCGCGGTCGCCTTGCGGATGCTGTTCGCGCCCTCGGCGCCACGCGGAGCGCCCAGGACCCGGCCCTGGAAATAGCTGCCGGAGCCATCGGGAAAGAGCACCTTGTGCGAGTAGAGCGCATTGTTGCCAGGCTCAGCTGCGGTGCGCAGGATGACCTGTCCCGCGTCGGTCGGAACGACCGCGTGCGGGATCTGGATGCTGCCATTTTTGACCGCGCCCTTGTGCGTCTCTTCATCGCCGTCGAGCGGCTGAAACGTAACGGGGTCGGCGGTCGGGCCGAAAGCGGGAATGCTCTCGACTTTCTTGACTTCACTCCAGGCGAGGGCGGCATAGCCTGCCTCGTCAAAGGTGGCGGGGGCAGCGGCACAGATGAAATACTTGGTGCCCGCCGAGGTGGACGAACCGGACATGGTTTTCTCCTGGTGGTAAGCTCGCAACACGCGAGCGGGTCTTTGCCCTCAGCGGGCAAACTGGATCAGCGCGGTGCGCGCGATCGACGCTGGCGGCGCGGCTTCGCAGCCTCCGCGCTCTCCTCCGGCGTTGCGGCGCGGACCAGCCGCACGGCTTCCCAGTCCGCGAAATGACCGTCCGACAGGTCCCGAATAACCGAACCGGCGGGGTATGAGTCGCGCGCATGCTCAAAGGTGCGCAGCGCTACCGCGTCGCGTGCCATATCAACCTCCGTTATTGATCAGGCGGCGGGCGTAAAGGTCACCATGAAGTCATGGCTGCCCTGATAAATGCCCTTCTCGCCATCGTCGAAATCCGGCCCTTCGCCGGCAGAAAGCACCGCCACGTCCGCGAAGGTGCCGACTTCAGTTACGAGCGCGCCGGTGAAGCCGGCGCAGGCCGCCTTGACGATCGGGATCAGCAGATCCTTGGTCGCATAATCCGGCGTGCGGACGGACACCTGCACGCGCTGACGGCAAGGGCCAAGCTCAGCGAGATACTGAACGTCCACGCCGCTGATCTTCATCACGACCGTAGCCGGCAACCGCGTACCAATAGGGAGCGCGCCAGCCGCAGTCTGCTCGGCCGGTACAATCGCCAAATATTCAGCGCTCCGACCGAGCAGCGCGCCGATGATCGCGACGCCGCTCATTGTTCATCCTCCGATTGTGCTGGTGCTGGCGATCCCAGCTTCCCGGCCTGCTCAGCGATATGAGCCCGCATCTCGGCCAAGCCTTGATCCAGTTTCGTATCCACCGCGGGACGGATGAACGGGTACGGCTTCGCGCCAGGATGGTGGACGGTCGGGCCGACGAAATGCCCACCGACAACGAGCGAGCCCTCGCGCACGAGCTTATTGACCCGGCGAACGGTGCGGCCCTCACGCAGCCCGTCCTCAATCGTGATGAAGTGCGGATCTGTTCCATGCTCCAGCCACGGGGCTTTGAAAGCGTTCGGCCCCTTAACCAGCACCTTACCCACGATCAAACCGGGTTCGACGCGGACGCTGATCTTGATGTCGGCCTTTACTTCGGGCGAGCGGCAATTCTCGCGCGCGCCATTTGCGATGACGGTTAGCAATTTGCGCATGCCGCCTTTTGCGAGGTTCTCCACGATGTGTGCCGGCAGCTGGTCGATCGCTTGCCGGACTGTACTTTTCAGTCTCGCCATCAGGCCGGCTCCCCCTTCGTGGAGAAGTCCTGCGCAAGGATTTCGATACCTTCGACACGACCTGTGCGACGGTTCACCAAATCGACCGGGCCGGCATATATTTCGACGATCCGCTGCGTCGGCCGCCCTTCGTCCAGCACGATTCGCATATCACGCGTGATGTCAGTCCTGTGGCGCAGCTGAATGCGCGTTGGCCGCTTTACGATATCGATCTGGCCCTCGCTGCGATCCATTCGCGCGGGCGGAACGTCCTCGACGTACGCCCAGGCGCGGTCATGCAGTTCCCATGCTTTTTTGCCAGCCCCCATGAAGCTTTTGGCGGATGCATCTTTTTCGAAGCGGACACGGAAGCGAAGCTTTCCCGCCGGTAAGAGCGGCGCCGTCACGCGAAGCTGACCCCGGCATAGTCGCGGATCAGATCTTCAACGAACGGTATGTCGGCAAGACTCGCTTCGCGGTTGGCATAAAGCTCCGCGACGATCATCTTCCCCGCGAGCGGGATATCGGCAGGGATCGCGTCCATGGTCAGCCAAACGCCCGTGTCGGCATCGGCAAGCGGAGCACCGGGTTTTCCCATCCGACGCGCGATCATTGCCGCTGCGGCCTGGATCAGGCTGGTCAGATGCGGATCGAGCGGACTCTCTTGCCCGACCTCCATACTCAGCTGCGCTTTCGCTTCGTCGAGGGTGAGAAGGTTGGCGATTTTGTCGTCTTCCATGGTCACCTCCGACGAAGTGAAAGAACGGGGCCGGCCATGACCAGCCCCGCGTTTTGGGAATTTAGGCGGCGGGCGCCGGCGTGGCTTTCTTGTCCGGCTTCACCGCCTCGGCCACCTCGGCCTCGATCAGCTTGACCTCGGTTTCCTCATCGAAACCGGCGACCTCGCCTTCGTTGTAGAGCGTGCCGACCTGCGTCGGCTTCAGGAACTTGACGGCCATTGTTCGTCTCCAGGGCGGCTAGCAGCGCCAATGCGACAAGGGCGCCCGTGGGCGCCCTTGTCAGGTTCGTCGATTTGCGGGAGCTTACGGCTTCCAGATGACGGCGGTCAGCACCGCGAACGACTTGTCGTAGCGCAGCTGCGTATCGTGCTCCTGGATCAGGCGCACCACCGTTTCATCGTTCGAGAAGGCGGCACGGATCACGCCGCCGTCGTCGTAAGCGGCCTCGGATGAGGCTGCCAACGTCACCTGATACGTGTCGCCGATCAGGAACTGCGAGAAGTCGCCGAAGTAGATTTCGGATTCGTTCCCGCCCACGCCGAGGTTGTCGGGGATCGAGGTGCTCATTCCGATCGGATAGATACCGAAGCGACCCTCGGCGACCTCCGGAAAAGCCTTGTTGCCATTGGCGTCGCGGAGATTTTCGAGGAACGTCGCGGTCGTCGGCGACATGATGTAACCGCACTGGATCATCGGCACGTTCGCGTTGATCACCGCGAGCTTGATCTTCGCCATGTCCGAAGTGACCGTCACCAGATCCGGGGCGCCGGCCGTCGCGGGGATGACATTGCCGCCATTGATCAGGCTGCGGAGGCCAGTCGGCCCGGTTGCGGACCCGACGCC